GTGAAGCAGTCAAGAACCAATGGTAATCCGTGGGAAGTGGCGAACTTCCCATCACACTCAGGAAACATATCATGGGGGCATGAAGGCACAGAGAACTTGCAGACAGGTGATTCGCGTGGAGTAGATAATGTAGACATAGCATTCGCTAGTCCAACCGCTTGCTACTATGCCCACTGGTATAGTGTTATGGACGTTGACTTTACGGCAACGCAAATTAGAGAGCAAATGTTTGAAAAGGGTGCGCTTGCTGATACAACTATTGTCTCGGATACCGCAGCAAATATGCAGTTGGCTATGGATGCAGAGGCTAATAGAGTCCTACCTGATTACCCCTGTGGGATTGAGATTGGTTTCGCAACCGAAGGTGATTTCACTCTGACGTTAGATAACATAACATTCAATGATAGATGCTCGATGCCCATCCGATATGTTGGTGCAAATATTCTAACTGTGGTTCTGGCTAACGGCTCAGATTTAGTTGAAAGTAAATGCGGAACGCCTTACGGTGGTACAATCGTATTCGTAAGACCTGCTTTGTTGACGTTGACAGGTTTACAGAATCCATCGGAGGTAAGAGTCTATGAGGCAGGAACACAAACAGAGGTTGCAGGACAAGAAAGCGTGACAACAGGAGTATTTAGTGCAACAGTATCGGTAGCCTCGGTCGATATACATATAGTATCATTAGCATATAAAATATTAACATTGACTAGCGTTGACACAACAGTCAATGTTTCTCTTCCAATTCAACAGCAGATAGATAGGAATTATAGTAATCCGCTATGATCACATTTGATGGAGTAAATAAAATAATTACATTGGACTCAGGTGTGACGCTTGTGGATGCCAGTGGTATTTATTCTGATTGGAAAGAGTGGGTGATGCTTTCTGACAATGCCAAATACCAACCTGCATTCAGAGTTGTTGGTGGCGATCCGGTAACAGCCACGCAAAACGCAGGTAGTTATTTCTTCTTGCAGAATCAATACGGATGGAGAATTCGACCACCGGAAGAAAACATACAGGTTATTATCTCTGGAAATTTGGTATTAGAGGACAATGCAATAGCTTGGAGAGAACCGACAATAGGGAGTTTTAATACAGGAGTTGACAGGAATTTCTCGGCACTAACAACAGAAACAATCCAAACAGTCAATTCAGGCTCAGGGTTAACTACTACACAGAATGACAAATTAATGAGCATACCAACAGCGATTGAGAATAAAGATGAATTGTTAGGAACAGAGAGTTTTCCCTAATGGCTACGCTTTGGGATATAATCACTAGCAATTCTACGTTGCCTGTCCAAGCAGGTAACACGTTTTGGGATCACATGAACAACCAAAACACTGGTTCAGGATCAGGAATAGATAGAACTTTCCATACTCCTTTTAAAAGCAGTATACAAGAAAATATGAGCAGTAAGATAAAGCAGACACTATTAAGCAACGTGTCAGGGAATGGATTAAATTCTAGCATTAAAACATTTATAGAATCGCAGGTGTCAACATGAGTAAACCAGAAATAACAACAGGGGATGATGCAGTATTGCTTCACGAATTGACAAAGTATGATAAAGCAACTAAGAAGCAGGTCACTTTCAATATTCCCAATACTGCGACTGTGATAAGTCGAATAATCTCAATTGACCACAATGAGACTTATAGTAGTGAAGTAGTTCAATCAGATACAACAGCAGGAGCAGATTGGGCTAACAGTTTAATCGCCGTGGTTCTGGATTCTGCTACCACCTCAGAAATATTAAATAAGTCAGTTACTTGGAAAAATGGTCAAGTAAATGCTAAAATTGAAACTCAAGTAGATGATGGTGGAAAATTAACATGGTTTGCCTCAGTCATCATGGTTAAGGGTTCAATTGGATGAAAATGAATAATAAAAATGTGGGAAGTTATGCAGTTTCTAGCAATCATGCTAGGTATAATCAATGTCGTTCTTTATGTAGTTACTTCAATAATCGAATCTAAAAGGAGAGAAAAACGTGAGAAATACCATTACGCACTTAATGTCAGATGTAGTTCAGTCACCGAAAGTTGCGGCGGCTGTCTCCACTGTAACGACCGGATCAGGACTAGCTACTTTTCTTAACATAATCCCGTCTGACATAGGCAAGCTTGCAACTCTCACAGGTATAATTCTCTCTGTTATTCTAATCATCACACACTCTATTAAATCTTATCGTGATGGTAAAAAACACAAAGTCGAAATGGAAATTCTAGAAAAGAGACTTGAGGGTGAAAGAAAGATCTACAATATAAAAGATTGATAGTGTTGCAATAGTATGATATATCAACGATAATATGGTAACGAAGGAATTTAATATGATTAATAAAATCCAAATGATGACGAGAAAAGGCAAAATATCTCAGACGAGATTGAATGCTTCTATTGTCCCTGATTCTCTTGATAAAGAAGCCAGAACAGTCGAAGTGGTTTTTACAACTGGTCAAGGTGGAAAGCGTTTTGATTACTATAATGACGTTGAGTATATTGAAGAACTCGATGTGAATCCTCAATCTATTCGTACAGCAAGATTAGATAAAGGATTATCAATCATTGATAATCACAGAACTTTTGATGGGATTGATAATGTTTTCGGTGTCACCGGAAAATATAGATTTGAAGATGGTAAGTTAATCGGTACTTGCCATTTTGCTACTGATGAAAAATCAAGTGAACGATTTCAAAAAGTAGCAGATGGAATTTTGCGCCATGTGTCTGTTGGATACAAGGTTCATAAATACTTGAAAGAACGTGGAACAAATGTTGATGATTTACCAATTTATAGAGCAGTTGACTATGAAATTACTGAGTTATCTTTTGTACCTGTTTCATTCGAGGACAACAACGGTGTTCGTGCTGAACAACGTAACTTAAACGAAGTCAATATAGAGGATTATCTAATGACTAAAGAACAATTAGCTCGATTGCGAGCATTACAAGGTTCAGCAAATCGAACGGCTGATGAAGATCAAGAACTAATTAGTTTGCTTCAAATGCAAGCAAGAAGCTTCTCTGATCCTGAACTTACTCCTGCTGCTCCTGCACCTGCCGCTCCTGCTGCTGCTGAAAGATCAGTTCCACCTGTTCCTGCTGCTCCGGTAGTTGACATTAAGAAAGTTAAATCTAATGTTCGTGCAGAACTTCAACCAATGCTCGATGCAGCAGCCTCAGTTAATATTAAATCTGAATTTGCAACTCGCGCATTCAATGAAGATAAGTCTCTCGATGAATTTCGCGGAATGCTTTTATCTGAACTTGCAAACAAAGATAGTGAACAGATTATTTCTGTTGCAGGTACAGCTTTGAATTCGGATGAAAGAGCAGATCAGAAATCTCAAACTCGTCAAGATGCAGAGAGTTATTTATTATCTCGAGGTGGCGCTAAAGTTGAAATGACCGATGGTGTTCGTCAATTCACTGGAATGACTTTACTTGATATGGGAAGAGACTTCGTTGAAGCTTCTGGTGTATCTACTCGCGGTATGTCTGCAATGGCTGTTGCTAGAAGTGCTTTCCATACAACCAGTGACTTCCCTTTAATCCTTGAGAACGTGATGAATAAATCAGTTCAAAAAGGTTACACTGAAACGCCTCAAACTTTCACTGACTTAGGTGTTAAATCTACTGTCAATGATTTCAGAGAAAAGCATATCTACTCTGTTGGTGATGCGCCTAACCTTAAACCTCTTGGTGAGAACGGAGAGTATAAAGCAGGTACATTCGGTGAAGGAAAAGAAAAGTATTCTATCAGCACCTATGCCAGAAAGATCGGATTCACCAGAAAAGTCCTAATCAATGACGATATGTCAGTTCTTACGCGAGTACCTTCCATGTTTGGTGCGGCGGGTTCACGATTAGAATCTGATATTGTTTGGGGATTACTACTTGGTTATAACTTCCTTGAGAAATTGGCAGATGTTCATTTAATGGAAGATGGAAATCCTTTGTTTGATGCTGCTCATGGAAACCTTTTGACGGGAGCGGGATCTACATTAAGTGAGACTTCACTTTCTGATTTACGTCAGTTGGGTCGAAAAGCTAAAACTCTTGATGGTAACTTTATGAACATCACCTATCAGAATTTAGTTCTACCTTATGAGTTGGAAACTGCTGCTGAGAAGATTTTAGTGCAGAATTTTACTGCGGTAACTTCTAGCACAACCAATCCTTTCCTTAACAAATTCTCTTCAAGAGTTGAGCCACGTTTGTCTGAACTTTCAGCAACAGCATGGTACGCTTTCTCTAATATGGCTGATACCTTCGAGTATTCAGGTTTGGCGGGTGAAGAAAATATGATGGTTGAAGTTAATACTGAAAATGATATTGATGGTCTTGAAATTAAAGTTCGTAAGGACTTCGGTGCAGGTCTAATCGACTATCGCGGAATGGCTAAGTCAGATGGTGCATAAGAAAGGTATCTTGTGACACTAAATAAATAGTGTCACACATTAATTTATTTTTTAATTTCATTCGAGGAAAAATCAATGAAAAATTATATTCAAGAAGGAAAGGTAGTAACGGCTGTTGCCCCTGCGGGTGGCGTTGTTGCAGGTAATATCTATGTGATAGGTGTTTTGGTCATGGTAGCAAGCACTTCTCAAGCGGTAGGTGATCAGTTTGAAGGTGAGACTCAAGGTGTCTTTGAGTTCAATAAAACTTCTGCTAATACACCTACTCAATTTGCAAATGCTTATTGGGACGCAACAGCCGAAGAAGTCACAACTACGGCAACTGCTAACACTTTAATCGGTGTTTTTATGAAAGCGTATGCAAACGGCGATACTAAAGCAGAAGTTAGACTGAATGGTGTTTCAGTCTAGTGAGCTTTAAAGATGCAATCTCTTCTGCTTCTAAGACTGTTAATTCAGTCTTAGGAGACAGTTGCGACTACGAGCATAAAGATGGTTCCTTTACCCACGGCATTATGATCACTATCAATCATAATAAGGAAGTTAAAGGAGATTTTGGAATACTTGCAGGATATAATNTTGAAGCAACTATTCTAAAGTCTGATATAGAAAAAGTATCAGTTGATGATAAATTCACAGATGAAAATAATACTGAATGGAGGATCGTTCAGATTGTTAAATCGACTACTGCGAAATGGTATGTAAATCTCATGGAGATTTAGAATGGGGTTTTATAAGATCGAAGGTCTTGCAGGATTGACCAGTAAGATTAAAAGAATACCTAAAGAAGTCAATAAGGTCGCAAGTAATGTTTTAAACAGGGCTGCTACTTTCACGGCTGATAAATCGGTCGATGAAATACTCAGCACTCATAATCTGAAAAGAGATTATGTAAAAAGCAAATTTGCAACAAGAAAAAGAGCTTCACCTAATAGTTTAAGTGCAATAGTCGCGGCAGAGGACAGAAGGACTTTTATTTTCAAGATACCCTCATTCAAAAGTTGAAAATGGGGTTTCAGTGAGTATAAAGAAAGGCGTAACTAAGACGGTTAAAAGAGGATTTATTGCTAGAAATCTAAGAGGGAGTTTTGCAACAGGTGTTGCAGTAACCAATAAAGATTATGTAAGTTACTTAGAAACAAGCGAAACAAGAAGTAAATTTAGAGCAGCTAAACTGGCAAAAGCTAGAAGAAGATTAGCTGAAAAACCGAAAGGGTGGAAAGTCTTACACGCAGTTAGTATTAACCAACTGTTTTCTAAGAACAGAGATAAAATTAAAGAACCCTTGAAACGATTCATGGTAAAAAGAATTCTTTAAAGAGTTGAGAAATAAAAGATAATGACAACTAAGATAGACACAATAATAGACGATGAAATTAATGTAAAGTTGAGTTCGATCACTATTGCTAATGGATTCAGTGCAGATGTGTCAGTCTTAGATGGGTACTTGGCTCATTATGCCAATGACTTGATGAACGGCGAAGATGGTCTGACTTTCCCATGTGTTGCAATGCAACCTGAGAGTGATGTGCTGCAACTATCAGCGAGTTCATTGAAAGCGAAGTCTGGATATGAAATGAAATTAATTGGTGCTGTATCCGCCACCGATAGAAGTTCAATACGTTCAAAGCTAAATGAGCTAGTTCTGGACGTAAGAAAAGCATTAACAATAGATACGTTTGTTAATACGTCAATAGCTACTGATATTAAACTAGGCGGTGCTACTTTTGCACTCCCTGAGAAGTATGAACAGTATGCTTATTTTGAAATGCAAGTAACCATAAATTATGTGGAGAGCTTTAAATAATGTTAAAAAATAACCCCGTTAAGCAACAATTGTGTTGTTAGATTAATCGAGAATGAAGATAAGATAGGAAGTATCGTTATTGCGAAAGAAGCCATTGAGAAACCAACTATGGCGGAAGTAATGATCCCACCTAATCATAGCTATCACCCTAANGGTGATTTAAAAGATTCTGTACTTAAAGTGGGCATGAAGGTAAGATTACCTAAAGGTCAAGTTGGTACTGGAATGCCAGAAGCACCCGAAGGGGAAACTTGGTTGTGTGTACCCGAAGATATTATTTATTATACAACAGAGGAAATTTAAGATGAGTAATGAAAAGAAACCAAAAGCGCCTGAACTTCCAGAAGCTAATCCTTCTGAAACTAAGGTAAAATTCATAGCCGATTGTATTTTCGCAGGTAAGAAAATTAAGAAAGGCGAATCACTAACAGTTTCTAAGAATGTGGCAAAGCACTTAGCTAGTCGCAAACTTATTAACTCTAAATAGGAGTAGACGAAATGTCTGATAAATCTTACATCGGCAAAGGTAGAATTTACATTAAAGAAGTTGGTGCTGCTCTTGCTTCACTCTCTTTCGGAAACTGTGATGGTTTATCTTTCACTATCAACGAAGATAAGAAAGAACAGAAAGATTTCCGAGATCAAGGTGGCGGAACTGTGAATACTGTTTCTATTATTGATTCTATTGTGGGAACTCTTTCTGCGCTTGAATTAACCAAGGAAACATTATCTATTGCACTTACGCGGGTTAATTAATACTAACACCTCTGCTCCTGTTGTCTCCGAAGCGCACACTGGTTACTTGGGTGGGTTTATTAGATTTAATAATATCCCCGATCTATCGGTGGCGGTAACTGTGACCGATGTTGGTGCAGTAACTACTTACACCGAAGGAACTGATTATGAACTAGGTAACACTGGTATCAAGCTTCTTGCAGGTGGAACTATGGTTGATGCAGCAGGAGTTGAGATTTCTTATACTTCTGCAACTAGCTATAATATCCAAGGTGTTGCGGATTCGGTTAAAGAATATGAATTAATCGTTTGACGGACTAAACGAAGCAGATAGTGGTAATCCTGTTTCTGTTGTTTGTCACAAAGTTAAGTTCAGTCCAACTTCTGCTTTGGAATTGATTAGTTCTGATTTTGCTAAACTTCCTTTCACTTTTGATGTATTGAAAGATTCAACTAAGGTTGGTGCAGGTGAATCTAAATACTTCTATATTGAGCAAGTAGCTTAGTAAAATAATAACCTCAAAAGATAGACCGAAAAAGGGGGTATTCGTATCCCCTTTTTTTATGGAGAATAAAAATGGCTTTAGATCAAGAAACAATTGACCTGATAATTAATGCTGAGAACTTAACAGCTAAAGAGTTGGAAAAGGTTACTGAGGATTTAGATCGTTTAGGTAAAGAAGCTTTAGAAGCCGATCAGAACCTTTCAAAAGTCACAATAGACAGGGAGCAATTAAAACGATTCATAGAACTAAAAGATAATATCCAACTACTTAGAAAACAAGTAGTAGATACCGCAGCAGCCAATAAGAAATACATTAAGTCAGTTAAGGATTCTGGAAAGGAAACTGCTGCTCAAACTAAAAAGATTGAAAAGAACAAACTAGAACTTGCAGATTTGAAATCTGCACTAAGGAAAAGTGTATCTGAACAAGACAAATTAAACACCTCTTTGAGAAAATCAGGTGTCGATATAACTCACTACAATAGATCTCTGACGAAATTAAATGATAATTATGTAAAGCAGAGAAAAGAAGTAACTAAGACCAATCGAATTTTTAGAAAACATGGTGAAGTTCAAGATAAGGCAATCATTAAGAATGAAAAAGCNATAGCGGAAAAGAGAAAATTAATTGATGCTTTCCATGAAGAAGGTCTTGCTCTAAATAAATTAATTGACGATGAAAAGGTTGCCCATGAAATAAACAATCAATTAATTGCAGATGAAAAAAGAAAAATTGAGTTAGATAAACAAGCTGCTGCTGAGATTCAAAGAGTGGGTAGACTCAGGGCAAAAGCAAATGCAATGGAAAAAAGCATAGCTAGGCAGAATGAAATATCCAACCGAAGAAAGAAACGTCAAATTCAATTAGACAGAGAGTTGGCTAAGGAAACAAAGCGTCAAGTTGAACTCGATAAGAAAGCTGCTGCTGAAACAGAACGAGTGAAGGTAGCAACAAGTCGGTATGAGAAAGAACTTGCTAAATTAAATCTCAGGTTGAAGAAAGGTAAAATATCCCACGAACAATTCATAAGATCGGAAAAGAAATTAAGATCTGCATTAAAACTCACTGAGAAACAAGCAAAGAGGACAGGAGCTTCTTTAGATAAGATAAACCACAAGAAAGCAAGAAAGTCTACAGATGCACTCACTAAAGTCACTAGGAGACTAGCACAGGCTTATACGGTGTTAATTGCTGCTCAAACTGCTGCTGCTGCTGTCGGTGAATCTGTAAAGAGTTATGGTGAATTAGAAACTGCCATGACTAAGGTTGAAAAGACAACCAATTTAACTAAGGAACAATTGATTGAATTAACTGACCAGTTTACAAAACTATCTTCTGAATCAACTCCAACAGCTACTAATGAATTTATTAAGGTTTGGAGAAATAGCAGGTCAGTTAGGTGCTGAGAGTTCAGAGGATATTCTTAGGATTGCTGCTGCTGCTGATGCACTATCGGTTTCTACCGACCTAGCAGGGGATGAAGCAGTAACTTTACTAACCAGAATGCTTCAAATGACAGGTGAAGGGATACCTGCAATCGGAAATCTATCTTCCTCTATGGTCGAATTAGGTAATCAGACCGCCTACAACGGAGAGCGAAATAGCCCAAATGACGAAGGACATTTTGACCGGAACTTCTTCTATCAAACTTGGTTCAGCAGCAGCAGCAGGTTTCGGGGCAACATTAAAAGAAATGGGTCAGGCAGGTGAGAGATCCAGATCCAGTCTATTTAAGTTATCTCAGGCAATAAAAGATGCAGCAGTCAATGGTGGTAAGCAATTAGAAAAGCTATCTAGGGTGACTAAGAAAACAGGGGATGAAATTAAAAGAGATCTAGGTGATAAACCTGAAAAGGTTTTGTTGGCTTTTGTTAAAGGATTGAAGAAGATAAAAGATGAAGGGGGTCTTGTATCTGAAACACTGACTGAGTTTGGAATAACAGGTGTAGAAGCAACCAGTGTAATAGAAGTCTTAGCGGATAAGGTTGACAGATTAGAAAGGAACGTAAAACTTTCTAACGATGCTTTTGTAGATGGGACTAAACACTTGCAAGAAGCTTCTAAAGCTTATGCAACGCAGGATGCTCAGTTAGCAAAATTAACCAACAGATTTACAGAACTAAAGGCAGCAGTAGGGAAGGCACTTGCCGATGAAGTTTCTAGCTCGGTAGAAGGTTTAAATACAAAACTTCAAGACTCAGAAGTCTACGTTCAAGAGTTGGCTAATTCTTTCGGTGAAATGATTAAAGGTTTAAATGAAGCTTTTAGCGATCTCGATGATGAAATAGGTGGGATTGGAACTGTAGTAAAAGGTATGGCGGCTCAGGTAAGAATATTATTTAACGGACTACAGACGAGCGGGAGATTATTGAAAATATCTTTCATTGGTATAAAAGCTGTAATACTTGAACTACAAATAGCATGGGATGAATTTTTCAACAATAAAGGGGAGTCGATAGAAGAAAAAAAGACTAAGGGAACTAAGGGTCGAGTTTAAGAAACTCAATGATGGAATCAGACAAGATGGGGAGGATATAAAGGAAGCACTGTCTGATTTTGCAAATGAATCTTCTGCGACATACAGGAACTTAATAGAATCAACCACCAAATATTCTGTAGTAGTTGACAGGTTATCAGAGAAGGAGAAAAAGCAACTCAAAGAAGCAAAGAAAGGGTTTGTCCAAGGAGAAGAATCTGCAAAGCTTTATATAAATCTGACTAGCCGATTGGTTGCATTGAACAATCAAAGGAATGCAGAGATTGAGTTAATTAAAAGCACAACAGAGCAAAGAAAGAAAGATAACGAGGAATTAAAAAAACCAAGGATGACTTGGAAAAAATGACAGGTCTTTTGAATTCCCAAGGTGTCACTGTCGAAGGATTGAAAGACAGACTGAAACTTCTTAAAACTGAATATGAATTGACGGGTGCAGTTGCTTCTCAATTTACAAACGATCAAAAACAATTATCAGAGGAATTGGAGAAGTCTAAAAAATCTTATGGCGAAATACAAGAGAAATTAAAGCAACTAACAGGTGAGTTCAACGCAGGTGGAACTGATATAAGGAAATATGTAAAAGAACAAACAGAACTAGAAAAAGAGCTTTCTGATGTTGCTGATGAAATGAGCAAAACGGAAGCAGCCATAAAGAAAAATAGAAGAAGCAATGGTTAAGGGGAAGGAGGCAACCAAGAAGTACAACAGAGAAGTTGCGCTAACTGAGGAAGCCATAAAGAAGCTATCCGAATCTCAAGACAAATCGAACAAAGGGATCAGCGAGTCAATCATTAAGACTGATTTACTTACTGAAACTTACGGACATAATGCAGATGCAATTCTAACATTGGTTAAGGCTCAACAAGATTTAAAACTAACTAGGGATAAACTAGAAAAGAAACTAACTCAGTTAACCAAGAAGAACAAAGAGTATGAAACTACTCTTTTAGAGCTTCAAAAAGTAACTGACCAATTGGCTCAGAATGAAAGTGACCTAAATACCATAAGGCAATTAGAGAACCTTACATTACAAGAATTGAAGGTTGTTCAAGAGGATCACCAAAGGCAATTAGATTTAATTAATCAGTCATATGAGAAGGGTCAAATCACNTTGGCTCAACGNGATGAACAATTAGGAAAACTAAAATTCAAGACTGATTTCTTAAGTAATGCAATTGGAAATAACACAGAAGAGGTCGATAAGAATACTGAGGCAATAAAAGATAACAATACCGAAAAAGAAAAAGACGGTTGAATATACGAGTTGCCTTTTTTAGATTCTCAAGAGAAGTTAAATAAGGAATTTTGATTTCAGTAGTTCTAGTGTGGAAGAATTAACCAGTCGATATAAGAAGTTAGATTCTGAATTGATAAGAATAACTTCAACTACTTCTGATTGGTGGAAACAAACAAACACATTAAATAACCAAGCTGTTCGCAGAGAGCAGCAGATAATCAGTGAGACAATTAAGCTAAGAAGGTTAGAGGAACAAGTTAATAGTGGAACTTTGTCTGTCAGGGAACTTGACAAGGCTGCTAGTCGTGCTGCAAACGGTTTTAGATTACTAGGTGATAAGCAATTAGATCCATTGAGACAGGCAATATCCGATGCCAAAGCAGAGTTCCAAGACTTAGACGATACTATCAACGATTCCTTTTCAGACATTGAAGATCGGTTAGATGCTGCACTAGGGAACGAGCAAGCAATCGTTAAACGTCAGTTTGAAAGAGAAATGAATGATCTATTGGATTTACTTGATAAAGCCAAGCAATCAGGTGACAATAAATTAATTCAAAAAATCAATCAGGCAATCAGGGATTTAAAGAAAGCACAGGATTTGGAATTCAAAAGTCAATTCGGAACTGATAATACGACTAACAATAATTCCAATAGTAATTCCGATAACGGAAACAGCAACGGATTCGGTGGCGGCGGTTCTAATCAAAGTGTCACTGTCACATTGAATCTGAATGGTACAACTTCAACCATAAATGTAGCTGATCAAGCTAGTGCAGATGCACTCGTATCTGCAATGGAAGCATTGGGTGAAATTAATTCGCAGGGTATAGGATAATGACTTTAGATGATGGTACAACAACGATAACTCTCCCCGATTCACTGGAATGGGTGGATAAATATGAGTGGTCAGACGTTAAAGGAACGGCTACTGAGACAAT